AAGGATTTACCCGCAAGCCACCCGCTGTACGGGAGTGAACAAAGTAAATCCGGTTTTGGTATCTGCTATCAATTTGCTATCAAATGCCCCGTTTCCGTTTCAAAAACCCAGTATTTTCAAGGCTTTGCGGGTTTTGTCAGTTATTCCCACTCGATTGACGGGGGCTGTTTCGCCTTATTTTTCGCGGTATTTCGGTCTATCTACCTGTCCTGCGTTACGGTGTTTCTCCGTAGTCTCCACCGCTTTCAGGTGGCGTAATGCCAAAATAATTCCACGCGCAGATTATACCACGGTCAGGTAGGACAGCGCAACCCAGGACGTGATTTCCTTGAGAAGCGCCTCCTGGACGCCCTTGTGGGTGGCGATCTGCTTCACGGTGTACCGGCGGTTCTTGCCGCTCACGTAGTCCGGGACCTTGGCCCCTCTGGAGGTAGCGAGGCCGCCGTAGACGGCTCCGGCCTGGATGGTGACGGTGCTGCCCACCGTCACGGCCTTGGACGCCGTAGAGCTGCTGGTGCCGGTCTTGGTGGCGTAGTCCAGAGAAATCCACCCGGCTCCGCTCTTGAGCTTGCCCCACTTGGAAGCGCCGGTGCCGCCGGCCTCCGCAACGATGGTGTAGATGCCGGGCTTGATAGCGCCCTTGCTGCCGTAGTTGGTGCCGGGGCCGGAACGGATATTGAGGTCCGTCGCTGTCACTTTCACCGTGTAGTTTACGGCGGTCTGGGCGCCGCCAGAAGCGCCGGGGGCCGGGGCGGTGGAGCCGGAGCCGCCGCTTAGCCGCTTAGTGACCTCGGCGGCAATCTCGCCATGCAGGTTGTAGAGGTAATCGCCAGGGCAAGCCTTGTTCGCAAACCAGCGATGAACCGTCATCACCATTTCCCCGGCCTTGGGGGTATAGGCAAGGGTCTTCGCCTTGTCCCCGAACCAGAGCAGCTTCTTGGCCCCGTTCCGGCGGCAAATGTCCGTCACCAGGTCCAGCAGGGCGGCATAGGCCGCCGACGTGACCTTGTAGGGGTCCTTGGTCTCGCTGGCCGTCTCAATGGTGACGGCGCGGTGGTCGTTGGCCCCGCTGGAGGTACACCAGCTCCGGTCCTTTTCCTCCACGCACAGTCCGATGGAGCCGTCATGCCCCACGACGTAGTTGCAGGAAGCTCCGTTGTTCGGGTCGTACTTGGTAAAGGTTCCGGCGTTGCAACCGCTCTTCGCCGTCACTTGGCCGACGAAACAATGGATGCTGATGGTGTCGATTTTATGATTGCGGGGGCTTGTCCGGTTGGGGCTGATTTTCGTATAGGTTACAAGGGAGCTGTTACTCATGGTCGGTTTCCTCCTTGTCCTCCGTGACTTCGGTAGTGGTCTCAATGGCGATGCCCTCCAGGGGGATGATGCCCTGGGTCAGCTCATAGACGGCGGCCTCGATGAGCGCGTCAAGCTCATTCTCATTCACGGTGACACCGCGCTCTTTCAGCCAGGCAATAACGTACTGCTTCTTCTCTTCTCCGCGCCCGCTGCCCTTGAAAATCTGCTCAGCAGCGGAGACGGCGATTTTGACCCAGGCGTTGATTTCCGCCTGCTGGGATGCCGTGGTCTTGGACTTGATGAACGGGATGAGCACACAGGTAACGATGACGCCGATCAGGGCGGCCACAGCTTCGATGATAGGGGTGATGTCGTACATGGTAAATCCTCCTTGTTTTTATCCGAGGGTGGGTCCGCTGGTGTCGGACCCACCCTCTGTGTTGTTAGTCTGGAATGGGTTTCCGTCAGCGTCCAGCCCGTGGCGGTTTCGGCTGACTTTTTCGGTGGTGGATGCCGCCGCATAGCTCACCAGATAGCCGATGCAGGCGGTAAAGATGGTGGTGGTAACATCGCTCGCGGTCTGCTTGTCCAGGTAGGCGAGGACGTAGGAAGCTACGGCGGTGGCCGTGGCAATAAGGACGGCCCACGCAGCGAGCTTCTTTTTGAACTCCCACGGGCGGCGCGTCTTGGCGCGTTTCCCCTCATACTTACCAGCCATAGCGTCCCCCTCAGTCCATCAAGGAGGAAACGCCTTGCCGGGTGAGGAAGTCCTTTTGCTTGTGTTTGATGTCGGCGGCGTAGTCCAGGGCGTCGTGCATATCCCCGTTGCAGTGGGCGTCAGGGATGCGCTGGACGGCCCTTGCAGTCGCTTCCCCCAGGGCAATAGCGGCATTGGTCCCCTGGACAATCAGGACGAAGAGGTCCTTTTGGCCCTGTTCCTGGGCCGCCTGTTCTTTTTCCCGCTTGTCAATGCGGCGCTCCAGCCGCCAGATGATAAGGCCCATGATCGCGCTCGGAATACCCATAGCCGCGACAAAGGCAAGCACTATCTGGCCCAGGCTGACGTTTACTTCCATTGGTCTCACCCCTTTACTCCGTCACGACCTTGTAGTAGTCGTCCAGGAGCGCCGGGGGCGCCCAACCATCCTGCTTGGTGAAGACGCGCAGGACCTCATACTCCGTGCCGTCGTGGGTGAAATGGTCGCCTACCTGGAACGTGTGATTGGCCTCCAGTTCATCCCAATCCGGGACATCCCCCGGCTCCGGTCCCGGTTCGGGTTCCGGCTCTACCTCTTCGTAGAGCTTGTACTCAGAGGGGACCAGGTGGGGGTAGTGTGGCTCATAGAGCGTGACGCCCGCCTCCTTGATGGGGGTGTAGAGCTGCTGGTCCACGGGGTCCCGGCGTACCGCGCCATAGGGGACGTGCTCGCCCCAAATGAACTCCAGGTACTCTCCAGGTTCCTCCGGCTCGCTGCGGAGCGGACGGAACAACGTCCGTCCGCCCTCGCTACCAGGCGCCCAATTCGCCTGCGCCTGGTGCTGCGTGGTGCAGATGTAAAGTTCGCTGTCCGGCCCCACGATAGGTTCATCCTTGAAAATGGTCCCCATGGTGGCACTCCAGATACGGGCCCCATCTGCCGCCGCGATGGATTTTAGATCGGCGTCGGTGTAGTCTCCGCTCTCGACCTGTCCGGCGCGGATGAGGTTCGCCCGCGCCCGGTTCACATGAAGCTCCGGGAGGCCGGGGCCGCCCATCTCCACCAGAGCGTCATGGGTGGCAAGGATGGCCGCCCACAGCTCATAGGTGTCCACGCTCTTTTCCTGCTTCTGGTAGGCGCGGGCTTCTTCAAGACTTCTCATAGTCATTCCCCCTTAAATGTAGCTTGCGGACAGAGAGTAGCAGGCGATGCTTTCATACCCTCCGGCCTTGGTGATCTGGACGCGGACGCCCACGGCAAAGCTATCCGCAGTCTTCGCGGAATTGCTGAAAATGTGCTTGAGGCCGAGCTGGGCAGTCTCCCAGGTCGGCTCTTCGTCGTTGTAGTTGTTGCAGACCTGGATTGTCACGCCGTCCTCATGGGCGTTGTACCGCATGGAGACAAGGATTTTCTGCGCGGCGGCGCTGGTGTCATCCACTTTCCAGTCAAAGTCAATGATGGAGACGGACCGGGTAAAGGTGATGGTGCGGGTGACGCTGTTCCCGGCGCTGTCCGTGACCTTGATAGTCATGGTGTGCTGTCCGGTGAGAGAGGCAAACTGCGCCGCCGTGAGCGCAAAGGTGTACTCATGGTTCCGCTGCGCCTCTTCGATGGTCCGAACCTCCCGACCGTCCAGGCTCTCTACGACGGTGAGCGTGTCTCCGGCGTCCCCGTCGTTGACCGTGTACTTGAACGAGGGCGGCGTGGTGACTACGCCGAGCTGCTGATCGCTGCCGCTCACCGTCGGGTCTACGTTGTGGGTGACGGTGCGGGTGGGGCTGGTGGTATATCCACTGTACGCGGCCTTGCTGTCCTTGGCCCGGACGCGATACCGGACCGAGTTCATCGACGCGGTGATCGTGTCGCTGAACTGCGTCGCGGCCCCGTCGTAGATTTTGGACCATGCTCCGTTGTTGTACTGCCGCTCCAGCTCATAGCTTACGGCGTCGCTGTCCGGGTCCACCGACGCCGCCCAGGAGACGGTGAGACTTTTGCCGCTCCGCACGTCCTCCGGCACGGTGATGGACGGGGGCGTGGTGGGGGCATTATTCCAGATGATGGTGTAGTACCCCTCGCCGTCCGGTGCATCAGATACCAAGATGTCAGAGGACAGATTCAAAGCCGGGCGCACACCCCTGTTGCCGTAGTACGCGCCGTGGCTGCTGAGAAGGCTCCCGACCGAGTCCGCGTAGCGGAC